GGCACTCCAACTTATGACCAAACTGATCCTTTACTTAGAGAAATAGTTGATATCAGAGCTGGATCTGTCATTGAAATTACCATTCCGTTTATTAGCAATCTTCATTGGCTTGATAATACAGCAAACATGGGTAAACTTCATGTTTATAAAATTGATGATCTGAAGACTGGAGGAGATCAGGCGCCCACCAATGTAAATGTTTTGGTTGAAACATGTATGGGTGAGGATGCTCAATTCAATATTCGTTCTAACTTACGAATGTCTCCTAATGGTCAGACTGGAACTTTCCAGTCAGCCGGTGATTCTATTAAGCAATGTGAAGCTGTTGTTACTCGCGTTGGCGATTCTTCGCAATCCTCTAAGGATTATTCTCATACAGTTAATTGTATAGGTGAAGCAGCTGAGTCGCTATCTCAGATTGTCAAAGCTGGAAGTTTCTGCACTGGCGTTTCATCCCGCATGGGTCAGGGTTCTGCCCATGCAGTTGGTTTCCGAGTGTCTTCCCCATCTTCTTTTAATGACATGCTTAGTATTGACATTCTTGGATCCATTACTAGTTGTTATGCGCAAATGCGCGGCGCTGTAAGAATAACTTTTATAACCTCTAGGCCTTCAGAAGGAAAGAATTACGTTATTTGGTTGGTTCCTGATTCAGCCTTTCTTCATCCTATCCTTGCGTTTCAAGCTGATATAACAGATCCTTTGGATCAAATAACTTTTCTCAATAACACTGGTTTAAATTTCTTTAATGAAAATGAAACTGCATTATCATTAGATTTTCCAGGTTACTGTGAATTAATGTCTTCCCCAGTGGCTTCCAACATGATCAATTCGACCGGTGTTGTTGGTGTTAAGCCAGGGGGATTCGTATCAGAGTATAGAATTCGTTGCCTTAGTACTTATACTGAGGGCGAAGATAAACTCTTACTCCACAGGGCGGGTGCAGATGATTACCGAGTTGGTAATTTTATCTGTATTCCTGTTATGTGGGAATGGCAAC